ACTAAGAATTTTTTAAATTATGAACGAAAAAACAACAATAGAATTACTAAACGAAAAATTTAAAACGAATTTAATTTTATCAAAAAATAAATTTTGTGATTACGATGCTGAAGATAAAAATTATATTGTTGAGGTAAAGAATAGAAAAGAATTTTACAAGGATAAATTAATTGAATGCGTAAAGCTTTTTAAAAATTATCAAAATTCACAGATTAAAAACAAAGATTTTTTATACATTGTAACAGATGAAAAAGGTGTTTATGTTTTTAATATTTCAAAAAATATTGATGAAATTACTTCGGGTAAAATGTATAAAACACTTCAACCGGAAACAACTGAATTTAATTCAACTAAAGAAATAAATAAATACGTTTACTTTTTAGACACTAAACTTTCAAAACAAATAAAATGATAATAGACATAATAACAAATAAAGCGAAATTGGAAAAGATTGTGCAAGATTTAAAAAAGAAATATACGATCCAAAACCCAAAATCAAAAGCCGAAGCATTTAAACCGATTCCGGCAAATGCTAAAAACATTATTAACGATATAACCGAAGCAATTAAATTCATTGGTTGTTTAGTTGAATTAAACAATGATTACGCCAAAGAACACAAGAAAAATGAAATAATGCTAACAAAACAAGCGGTGAAAATTGGCATCCAGGAAGCAGAAATCAAGAAATTGAAGCGAATTAATGAAAGATTATTGAAAAATGTTAAAATTTAATTATGTTGTTAGACTTATCAAAAGCATTTGAAGCAAAGAAAGCACAAACAAAGCTTTCACAACTTATTGAAAAAGGTGCTAAAATTGAATTGACTGAAAAAAAAGCAATGCGATCAGTTAAACAAAATTCATATTTACACGCAATATTAACGATTTTTGCTATTGAATACGGTGAAACAATCGAATATACTAAACAAACAATTTTCAAAGCAACTGTAAACGCTGAATTATTTATTTACGAAAGGACTAATAAAAAAACCGGTGAAATTCGTGAAGATTTAAAGAGTACAAAAAACATTTCAAAAGATGAAATGAATATTGCAATTGAAAAATTTAGAAATTTTGCTTCAGATAATGGAATTTATTTAATGGATGCCGAAGAATTTAAACAGAATTATTTTTTGGTCCAGCAGATGGAAGAAGAAAATAAAATATATTTATAACACAAAACTAAAAAAGCGTTTTAATGTTTTTTAGATAACGTTAAAAAATGAAATATGAAAGCTAAATTAAAATTATTTTGTCCGCTTTGCGAAAATTTATTTACAACGCATAAAAGTAATAAAATATGGTGCGGTAATGAATGCAGAGAAAAGCACGAAAAAGTTAAAATGCTGGTAAAAGTAAATCAAGAAAAACAAAAAACTTTTAAAAATGAAAATTTGGAATATAACTTTGAAAGAGATACTTTTTCCATCAAAGGTTGGAAAACTGCAAATGAAGAACAAAGAAAGGAATTAATAAAAAAAGTCTATAAATATGTATAAAATAGTTTTTAATTTTAAAAAGGATTTGGATAAAAGTATAATGGTTCAAAAGAAAACAAAGAAGATGAACAAAATCTTTTTTATTCCGAAATCAATTATATTAGACCAAAAAATTTATACTAAAGAAAAAAACCTTTGGAAAGATTTAAAGTATGAAGTTGAAAGAATTGAATTAACACTTCCAAAATGGTATTGTCAAAAAGAATTAGGATTTTATAAATGAAATGTAAAGTTTGCAACATAAAATTTGAAGTAGTTTATTTTAATCAAAAGTTTTGTTCCAACGAATGCAAACACAAAGCCGAAAAGGAACCAAAGAAGAAACCTAAACGACTTTATAAATGTAAACAATGCAAAACACCATTTGAAAGAATGAAGCCTTTACAAGCGGTTTGTTCCCCAATTTGCGCAATTGAATATTCAAAGGTGTTGGAAGAAAAAAAGAAACGCAAAGAAACGCGCGAATTGAAGCAATCAATGAAAACTTGGATGGATTACTATCAAGATGCTTTGAAAGTGTTTAATTCATACATCAGAGAACGCGACAAAAACGAAAAATGTATTTCTTGTGATGCTGCTCCAGGAACTTACCGATTAACAAGCGGACATTACTTTCCACAAGGCCAAAATAAAAGTGTTGCACTTGATGAAGATAATGCTCACGCGCAATGTTGGTTTAATTGTAACAAAAATAAATCCGGAAACCTTGCGGAATATTATCCTCGATTGATTAAGAAGATAGGACAAAAAAGATTTTACGAATTAGAGCAACGAAAAAACAGTTTAAAAAAATATTCAATTCCGGAACTTATAGAAATAAAGATTATATTTAAAGACAAATTAAAAAAACTAAAAACAAAATGAAGATATTAGTAGCTTGTGAAGAAAGCCAGGCCGTAACAATAGAATTGAGAAAATTAGGTCACGAAGCATATTCGTGTGATATTAAAGAATGTACCGGTGGTTATTCTGATTGGCATATTATAGGTGATGCTATTAAAATTATGTACGATTCAACTTATAATTGGGAAATGATGATTGCTTTTCCACCTTGCACACATTTGGCGGTTAGTGGTGCAAAACATTTTGAAAAAAAGCGAAAAGATGGAAGGCAACAAGAAGCAATTGCTTTTTTTATGAAATTTGTTCACGCACCAATTGAAAGAATTGCGATTGAAAATCCTATTGGTATAATGAGCCAAATATACAGAAAGCCGGACCAAATTATTCAACCTTATTATTTCGGTGACGAAGCACAAAAATCAACTTGTTTGTGGCTTAAAAACTTAAATTTGTTAGAGCCGACAAATATTGTTTCAAAAGGTGAATTTTTTGAATTTATTGAAAAAAAAACCGGCAAATCTAAACGCCAACCTTTGTGGTATGCTGAAAGTTTAAGTAATGCAAAATCAAATGAGGAACGAAGCACTTTGCGAAGTAAAACATTTCCAGGAATTGCAAAAGCAATGGCCGAACAATTTACAAAACCAAGAAAGCAATTAAACATATTTGATTTAGGTGCTTAAATTTAAAACATAAAATGATTATATTTGTAATTATATGAAAGCGAAAACAGAATTTGTTGCCAATTTTAAAGAGATTGAACAAGCACACCAACTTGGTTATGATCTACCCGATCCGGAAACAACCATTATAGATTTCAATTTTGATTTAAACGGAGTTGTTGCCTATTACATAAACAACGATGGAAATATAAATTTATCTTTGTACGGTGAAATGTGGACCGTGCAATATGATAAAGCTATATTAAAGGCACTTGATAAACATTTAAACAGAAACGACATAAAATAAGAATATGAACAAAATGAAAAGATTAACAGACATTTTAAAAGGACTTTTGGCAATTGGAATAATTGTTTCAGTTACTCCTTTTATTGTTGTTTCAATTTGTTGGTACTTTGTAAAAATTTGGAATTTATTTTTTTAAATGAAAATTGCCGAAATCATACAAGGAACATTTAACAAAGTTGTTGGAGTCAATAAAGATTTAATGACATTCCGCACCGATTACGGTTGTAAAAGATGCGCTATTGGTTATGATTCCGAAGGTAATTATTCCGGATGGTGTAGAAGGCCCGAAGGCGGTTGTGGTTGTAAAACTGAATCAAAAGCTTCATTGATAAAAGCAAGATGTCCGAACGGTGTTTGGCAAAATAGAAAATTAAGCCAAAACGCATTAATTAAAATAAATGAAGAAAGAAATTTTGTTTCCAGGAATCCAATTCAACCAAATGTTATTCTTGAATTAAACGGCAATAATTCAGTTATTGCAAATATTATTTAAAAATGAGAAGGCCAAGAATTGATTATTTAGATAGAATGATTCTGATTGCATACGAAAGCGGCGAAGCAAATTTCAGCGGTGTAAATGTTAAAAATAGAATAAAGTATTTAAAATTGAGAAGGTTTTTAGCAAACCGATTTATTAACAAAAGTAAAAGATTAGAGAAGAATGATAAAAGATTTTAAGCCTATGGATTTTTCAAAAAATTACACATACCAAGACAAAAAAATATACATAACACACGAAACAAAATATTATATTCTTTGTTCTTTCAATGAAGATGGAAAAGGTACTTTTAAATTAGATAAAAGTGAATTTAATTACAAATAAGTATTTAATAATTTTCTTTTCGGCTTTGTTTCTTGAAATAGGAAGTACAATGTACATTAATAGTGTTGCAGACAAAGAAATGATTAATACAATGTTTTGGGCCTTTGTTGGGCCATTTATCGCTTTACCTTTCGCTGGGTTTGTTGCTGATGAAAATTGGAAAGGAAGATTTTATTTAGCTTTATCAAGTGCATTTGGTTATGTAATAGGCGCGTTAATATCAATGACTTTTATATTAAACAATTAAAACTATAAACAATGAAAGAGGAAATATTAAACAGATATTTTGAAGAAAATTTATTAATTGCTGATGGTTTTGATGATGCTATAATTGGTATTGAACAAGATACAATGAGAATAATATACTCAGTTAAAAAATGTATTAACATACTTGAAAAAGAAATGAGTTTTGAAGATGCAACGGAATATTTTTATATCAATGTGAATGATTCCTATGTTGGTAAACAAACTCCGATTTGGTGTGTGGATAATATGTAAACAATTAATTCACTAACTTTGTTAAATGGGAAAGCTAACAGATAAGCAAGAAATGTTTTGTAAAGAGTATTTAATTGATCTAAATGCAACACAAGCGGCAATTCGTGCTGGTTACTCCAAAAAGACTGCAAGTGTTATTGCAAATGAAAACCTTATAAAACCTTATATTCAAAACAGAATTACAGAATTAAAAGAAAGCCGTTCAAATCGTATTGAAATGACTTCAGACGGCGTTTTAAAAGAACTTAAAAATTGGGTTCAAGGTGACTATACTGATTTGATGATGTTAACCGCAAAACAGATAAAAGAACTTGCGCCCGAAATAAGAAGATTAATCACCGGATTCAAAAGAACAACGCGCCGGATTCCTGGAACTGATGAAGAAGAAATACAAATTGAAATTAAATTCATTGACAAAATCAAAGCAATGGAAATGATTTCAAAACACATTGGTTTTTATGAAAAAGATAATTCGCAAAGTAATAAACAACCGATAATAATTAGTTTAGGAGAAGGAACAAAACCCAATGAAGATTGAATCTATTACCAAAACAAAACAACGCGGTTTATTATTTAAAAGATAAATCAACAACAGAAATTTTATTTGGTGGTGCCGCCGGTGGTGGTAAATCTGCTTTTGGTTGTTTGTGGTTAATAGAAGGGTGTTTGTCATATCCGGGTTCACGTTGGTTAATGGGAAGAAGTAAACTAAAAACATTGAAAGAAACAACGCTAAACACTTTCTTTGAAATATCTTCACAACTTGGAATAAATGAACATTGGATTTATAACAGTCAAAGCGGTGTTATTCAATTTATAAATGGTAGCCAAATAATATTAAAAGATTTATTTCTTTATCCTTCAGATCCACATTTTGATTCGCTTGGTTCTTTAGAAATCACCGGAGCATTTATTGACGAATGCAATCAAGTAAATTATAAAGCTTGGCAAGTTGTTAAATCAAGAATTAGATACAAGTTAAAAGAATTTGATTTGATTCCGAAAATTTTAGGAAGTTGCAACCCGGCTAAAAATTGGACTTACAAACAATTTTACCGGCCTTACAAAAACAAAGAACTAATTGAATACAGAAAATTCATTCAGTCACTACCAAAAGATAATCCACATTTACCAAAATCCTATATTGAAAGTTTGAACCAATTGGATGAGGTAAGCCGACAACGTTTACTTTTGGGGAATTGGGAATACGATGATGATAAAAGCGCATTGATTTCGTATGATGCAATAATGGATTATTGGAACGGTCAACAAGTGGAGCCAGGAACAACAAACTATTTAACAATTGATGTTGCAAGGAAAGGAAAAGATAAAACAGTTTTTAGAGTTTGGAAGGGTTTTGTTTGTGTTAATCGTTTTGAATTTGGCAAATCATTAATTAATGAAGTTGTTGATAAAGCAAAAGAAATACAAAGAGAATATAAAATTAGCAATTCAAATACAATAGCTGATGAAGATGGTGTTGGTGGTGGTGTTGTTGATTATCTTGGTTGCATTGGATTCGTTAACAATAGCCGACCGGCACTTGGTGAAAATTATGACAACTTAAAAAATCAATGTTCTATCCGAATGGCAAAAAGAATTGAAGCGCGTGAAGTTGTGGAAATTTGCAATGATTCAAATATTATTGATATTGTTTCTGAAGAAATGGAACAAATTAAACTAAAAGACATCGATAAAGATGGAAAATTAGGATTGATTCCAAAAGATAAAATAAAAGCTTTAATTGGCCGTTCGCCGGATGATTGGGATTCGATTATGATGCGCGAATACTTTGAGTTGTACGGCGGTTTTTATGTAGATTAATTAATTAAAAAATTTGTTTAACTTTGTAAAAAGATTTTTCACGAATGGGAATATTTTCAAATTGGTTTCAAGATGCAACGGAAAGACCGGAAGTTGCCGTTTATCAAATAGGTTCAAATTTCGACATTGGCAAAACTGAAGGCGTTATTGATAAAGCCTATATTAACAATGGCGATGTTTACGCAATTGTGAAAAAGATTGCCGATAATGCAAAACACATTCCGCGTGAACTTTGGCGAAAAGATAACGGTGAATGGTCGCAAGTTACTGAAGGCGATTTGTTTCAAATAGTAACCAAAAGACCAAACGATTACCAAAACATTCACGATTTTGTCGAGCAATCAATAACAAACTTATTAACGAAAGGAAACACTTTCAGACGCGGCCGAAAAACTCCCGGATTCGGTGATGCGTTCCAAGAAATCATAATGGTTAACAATAATATTTTAACTATTGATTGCAAGATTGAAGATTTCAATTATATTCCTAAACAATACAAATTAGAACTTGGAAAGAACAAATTAATCGTGCCGGTTGAAGATATGAACCACGTTAAGTTTTATAATCCTTCAGATTATGGGATGTCAAGTTGTTTGGGCCTTTCACCTTTACAAGCTGGATTGCTTTCTTTGGTTGCTTCAAATGATAACAAAACGGCTCAATCTGTTTTGGTCCGAAATCAAGGAATCAGAGGTTTAATAACTTCACGATCCGAACGCGCACAAACACCGGAAGAAAGAAATCAAATTCAACAAGCGGCCGACAATAGAATGATGGGCGCAAGTAAATTTGGAAAAGCAATTGCAACTTCAGCAAATGTTGATTTCATTCAAATGGGAATGGATGCGACACAATTAAAAATAATTGAAAGCGCGGTTATGAAGTTGCGTGATTTATGCAATCTTTATGGTGTTGATTCGTCATTGTTTAACGATCCGGCAAATAAAACATATAACAACCGAAAAGAAGCGGAAAAATCAATGTTTACAAATGCGGTTATTCCGGTAAATGCAAAAGATATTCAAAGCCTTTCCGAATGGTTACTCCCGGCCTGGAACGAAAGAGACAACACAACGTATGAGATTAGACAAAATCTTTCTTCTATTCCGGTGCTTCACGAGGATGAAGATAAAAGGGCCGCGAAACAAGAAAAGATTAGCAAAATAATTATTAGTATCTTAGAAGCGCAAATTTCAAACGACCAAAAAGTTTATTCTTTAATACGTTCGTTAAATTTGTCTGAAGATGAAGCAAAAGAAATTGTTGGAAATGAAACACAAGAAATTGACTAAAAAAGAAATTGAAAAGTTAAAGAAATCAAAGGTAAAATCTTTGAATGAAAATAAACTGATTAAGAAATGAAAATAACCGGTAAAACATTCGCAACCAAAAAAGAAGAAATTGATTATCTTGTTAAACACAACAAAGAGATAATTGAATTTAAAAAAGCGGTTGTTAAACATACTACTCCAACAACAACGGATAAGGAAAGTTGTTCAACTGTTAAGGCGTTAAGCACTTCAAAAGAACACGATACTGACAACGTAATTAAAAGAACGGTTATTGGTAACACTTACAATTGGTTAGATTCACACGGTGATGTTCATCTTGATGGTACATTTGGAAAATCTATTTCAGAAAGGCAAAATAAAATTTGGCATTTACACGACCACGAACAAAAAATCACTGCAAAGGTTGGTGTTCCTTCAAAGATTTATGAAGAAACTGTTTCTTGGTCAGATTTAGGAATTAAGAAAGCCGGAACAACAACCGCTTTAATGATGGATTCCGATATTCGAAAAGATTATAACAATTTAATTTTCCAGGAATACAAAGATGGAAATATTGACCAACACTCGGTTGGGATGTATTACGTAAAGATTGATTTTGCGGTTAATGATAAAGATCACAAAGCGGAATTTAAAACTTGGAATGATAACATTGATAAAATTGGAAATCGCGAAAAGGCTGAAGAATTAGGCTATTTTTATGCGGTTAAAGAAGCTAAATTAGTTGAAATTAGTGCGGTGTTACAAGGTAGTAACGAACTAACGCCAACAATTGAAGCGAAAGATATTGAGCCGGAGCAATCCACTCAAACAAACGAGCCGGAGCAATCCACTCAAAAAATAAATAATAATTTAAGAAACAATCTATTAATTTAAAATAAACAAAAATGTTTACAAAAAAAACGGCTGAAGAAATCAGCAAAATGGATGAGGTCGAAATAAACGACTATCACACGGCTTTAGAAAAGCACAGAGAAGAAAAAGAAGCGGAATTGAACAAATCAATTTCTGAAAAAGCTTCAAACGAAGAATTAACTGCATTAAAAGCGGAAGTTGCAAAACTTAAAGATTCAGAATTTGAAACAATGAAATCAACTTTAAAAGCGCAAGGAAAAGAAATGGCGAAATTAGTTGAGCAAGTTGAAACTCAAACTGAAAAAGAAGGTGTTTCATTTACAATGGCAGTTCTTAAAGGACTTAAAGAAAATGAAGAAAACTTAAAAGAAGTTTTAAAGCACGGAAGCGGAACTGTAAAACTAGAAATCAAAGCAAGTCAATCGGCGGCGGATATCACTTCCGGTTCTGATTATGCAACTATCGAAAGCGGCATTGGTCAAATTGCAACTCGTCAAGCATTAATGAAATCTTTGTTCCCGGTTCAAGCAATTTCGACTGAATATTTGAAATACAATGACCAAGAAACAATTGTTCGTGATGCTGAAAATGTTGCTGGATGTGCGGCTTCAACTCCGGATTCAAAAATTACTTGGCAAGTTAGAACGTTGCAAATGAGTAAGGTCCGCGACTACGTGGATCTGTGCGTTGATATGATTGAAGATTATGATTACGTGGAAGGTGAAATTAGAAATCTTGTTTCTACTGATGTTGCTTTGAAAGTTGACCAACAACTTTTATTAGGTACGGGAGTTTATCCGGAACTTAATTCAGTTGATGCGGTTGCTTCTACTTTTGGCGCTGGATCTTATGCGGCGGCTATCCAAGATGCAACACTTATCGACTTAATCAAAGTTGGTGCGGCACAAATATCTGACTTCGGACAAAACAACAAATTTATGGCTAACACGGTTTTATTGAACCCGGTTGATGCGGTAAAAATGCAACTTTTGAAAGATGCTGATGGTAACTATATCGTACCAAATTGGATTACTTCTGATGGTGTTAACATAGGAGCAATGAGAGTTATTGCTAACCAATTGGTACCGGCAGATGAAATGTATATTTTTGATTCGACAAAAGGAACAATTTTCCAACGTAGAGGTGCAACGGTTGAAATGGCTTTTGAAAACAGAGAAAACTTTGAAAAAGAGTTAGTAACTGTAAAAGCTTACGAACGTTTAAACTTCAGAGTTCGAAACGTAGATGCTAACGCATTCTTACACGTTCCTTCAATTGCAACAGCAGTTGCGGCTATATTAAAGCCATAATAAGGTTTAATATTTATAATCGCGCACTTTCTTCGGGGGGTGCGCTTTTATAGGTAAAAAAAAGATGTTATGAAATTAATATTAACAGAAAACCACCGAACACTTGGCCCAAAGGGAACAGAAATTGAACTTCCGGAAGAAAGCGCAAAAATTTGGATTGAAAGCGGAAAAGCAAAAGTTCCAGGAAAGGAAAAGAAAGAAGGTAAAAAGAAAGATAAAAAATAAATACAATTAAATAATGGCAATTTTACAACCTTCTGATTTTACAGATAACCCTATTTATAATATTGCGCTGACCATTCAAGCGGATGCGGAACTTGAAACTTTAATTGATGATGTTGAAAAAAACACTTTGCAAGAATTGTTGGGTTGTGATTTGTATAATTTATTTATTGCTGATTTAACCGCTTCAACTCCCCAAGTTCCACAAACACAAATTTATTTAGATATTTTTAACGCTTTTTGTTTTGATCACGTTTTATGTGGTCCGCAAAAAAGTCAAGGAATGAAAGATTTATTAATGGCTTTTGTATATTTTGAATGGCATCGATACAATTTAAACAAATCAGTTTCAACCGGAATTGTGCGTGGTGATTCTGAAAATTCAAATATGGTTTTGGCTGAAAGCTTTGGAACTTACGATAAATACAATAGGGCCGTTTCAAGTTATAGGTCAATTCAGCAATATATTTCAGATAATTCAACCGATTATCCTTCTTTTGAAGGTAGAAGAAAACTTTATAATTCTGCAATATAAATCAATAAAATATGAACGGGATGGAAACAACATTTATTTTAAAAGATGTTATTTATATTGTTGTCGGTGTTGCTTCTGCTTTGGGTTTTTATTGGAAAATGGTAATGTCAGACAAAAGCCAGGAGGATAAAATTCGACAGATGAAAAAAGATATTGATAAAAATGAATCTGTAATGTTTAAAAAGTTTTCGGGCGTTCATTCTCGAATGGAAAAGAATGAAGAAAAAAATAAGACTGAATTAGATACGATTAACAAAGAACTTGCAGAAGTCAAAATTGGTATTTCGTCAATCAATGGAAAACTTGATATTCTTATAAATAAAAACTCTTAAACAAAATATGTTTAATACGATTGATTATATTAAAAGCATTATTGAAGGTTTGACTTTTACGCAAAAGATTTCAAATATTATTGCCGGACCAAGTGAAACAACTTTCGAAACGTGCAAAACATATTGGATTTTCCCAAAGTCAATGATAACTATTAACGGCGTTGAATATCGCGTTATTGATTTTGAAATTAACGAAAGTGTAACTATTAAAGGAACGTTAACCGGAACAGAAACACATTTCACAATTAAAGCACCTAACTTTTTTAGAGGTACGCCAATGCAGACATCAAACGCTTTGCATATGATTAAAGATTGGAAAAAGAAACTTCCAATGGCTTATCTTATTCAACCAATGCGAGAAACAAGGAGTTTAAATCCAATTGAAAAAATTGGCGTAACGGCTGAAGGTGTTCGAATACTTTTTATGTTACCTGGAAAACTTGCGGAATCAATTGACCAACAATATCTGACCGCGATACAACCAACGGACAATTTGATTTTTGAATACGAGAAAGCATTAATGACTGATCCAAATATTGGTGAACTTGGTGATGCAACAAAATCAGATAGACCGAATTATGGTGTTTGGGTTTCAAGAAGTAGTAAAACAAAGCCAAGTAATCAAGACAACGTTAAAAAGTTGATTGATGAAGATATTTCCGGCATTGAATATATCATTGATATTCCTTTCAAAAGGCAAATTTGTGATATTGATGCAACTTGCAAAAATTGATATATTTGAAAATACTTATATTTGTAAAACAAAACATTAATTAATAATAAAAAATAAAAAAAATGTCAGACAAAAATTGTAATTGCGATGTAATATCGCTAGGAAACACCGGGAAACCGGATTGTTCACTTATTGCAGATGTTGCCGCTTTTCCATTGTTGGATATGGCAAAAGATTCAAGCGGTGCGCCAAAAGAAAGATTGAAATCAGATTTAACAACTTTCGCAACTTTAGAACCGTTATTGAATGCGGCTTCACCTTTAAACAGAATTTACCCAATCGGTAAATTTGAAAATGTTGAACACAACCGCGAAGATGATGTGTTTTGGTCAGCAAATAGTGGAAAACAAGCTTTCGTTAGAGAAGGATTTAAAACTTTTCAAGGTTTTATTATAAACGCACCAAGAGAATTAACTGCAAAGTTAAACGAAAACGCGTGTCAGTCTTTCGGATTTCACTTCATTGATGATTCTAATCAATTGGTTACTAAAAAGGGAAGTGATGCAACAAAATGTAAGCCGATTTTAATTGATAGCGATACTTTTAGAACTAAGTACGTTGAAGCAACTAATGATGCTCCGGCTATGTTGATGCTATCTTTCCAATGGAAAAGCACAGAAAAAGATGCTGATATTACTGTTGTTGGTGGTTTAGATTATACCGGTTCGGATTTATACGGTTTGTTAGATGCTGATGCGGTTTATTCTTCAATTTCTGCTTCCGGATTTACTGCAACAATCACTACAAGTGCTTACGGAACTGCGGTTGAAGGTTTAACACTTTCGGACTTTACACTTACTGAAATTTCACCAACTCCTGGAGCGGTTGTTATTTCTTCAGTTACCGAATCAAGTGCGGGTGTTTATGATATAGTTGCAAGTACTACAAGTGCAGATGTTGTGAGATTATCTGCTTCTAAAGATAGATTTGATTTTGCTGAAATGTCAGATGGAACAAATGACATAACAATTCCTTAATGAATATCAAAGTGATACACGGCGTCCAATTTAATGTGGACGCCGTTAAATCAATGTCGCTTTCGAGGTTCAAGGAACTTTATAAAGCGAGGTTTGGAGAAAATACAGAAAATGTTTACTTCGAAATAAGCGGAAAAGTTAAAAAGGAAAAACCAAAGAAAAAGAAAAAAGAAGAAGCACCAAAATAAGGTGCTTTTTTTGTAAGATGGAAGCACTAAAAAAATTATCAAGAAACTTTATTAACTTAAATGTTGATAATCTGATGTTCAAAACAATGTCAGACAATCCGCTTTTAAAGAAATTAGTTCGAAGATTAAATACGGTTAAACAGTTAAGGACCGAACACGTTGATTCAGATAATAAACCGTTGTATTCGAAAAGGCATCAAAGCGGTGTTTATAGTGCAACAACGGAATATTTATCCGGTGGTCGAAAGAAAGCCGGAACACCTTACACGTTGTTTGATACCGGTGAATTTTTTAATAGCTTTGAAGTAATGTATGAAGGTGATGGAATATTGATTGATGCCGATCCAATAAAGAAAAATTCAAGCGGTGCAATTGATACAAATCTTTTTGAAGAATACGGTGAAAAAATACTTGGATTAAATGATGTAAATTTGCGTATCTTTATAGACGCTTTAATGCCAAAAATAAGGGAAACAATAATTAAACAAGCTTTTGCCGGTGTTTTTTAAAAAGTTAGAATTATACACAACAATAGAAGATTTACCGATTGGAAATTTTCAAAGAATAATGAAAGAAGGCGATTTAAAACATATGATTCAAAAAGGAAAGTTTAAAAAAAAACACCTTCCAAAACTTGAAAAAGCCTGGATTGATTGCTACAATCAGTATTTGCAAACTTTTGGATTGAACAAAATGTATTTATTAGTTTTGGAGCAAGAAGAAAAGATTGCTAAATTAATTTGTGACCGTTGGATAAAAGACTTGAAACATTTAAACGGAATTATTAAACACGAAGAACAAGTATTGAAAGAAATGATACTTCCAACAAAGGGAGTTAAAAAATCATTTGAAGAAGATTTGGCGATTATTCAGAAGCATAACGGTTTTGTGATTGATCCAAAAAAAACAAGCGTAAAAATGTTTTTTACCTATGTTAAGATGTTAGAAAAAGAAGCAAACGAACAAAAAATTAGAAATGCCGCAAAAAATTGAAAATAAAGATATATTTAGCCAAGACTTTTTACAACCACAAATAAAAAGTTTTAAAGAAATTATTGAACTAATTAAGTTGATGGAATCAGAAATGAAAGATGTTTTGAAGGTTCAACAACAATTGGTTAAAACTTCGGATAAAAAAAGCGTTGAAGGATTGAAGAAAAGACAACGCGCGGTCCAATCTGTTAATCAAGTTTCAAAAGAAATGTTGAAATTAGAGAAACAAAGAAAAGTTGCTTCTTCACAATTACAACTTGCGGAAACAAAAGAGGCGAAGGCCGTTCAAGCAACAAGAATTGAATTAGCGAGAAAGAAAAAAGCGGTTAAACAAGAAATTTTAGCTGAAAAAGGTTTGGTTTCTGAATATCAAAAACAATCTGCAAGATTAAACGATTTAAGAAAAAAGTACAAAGATTTAATTTTAGTACAAGGAAAAGAAACACGCGCAACCAGGAAATTAAGAAAGGAAATCGGAACACTTGACAGAAGATTAAAAAGAGTTGATGCAAGTGTTGGTCAATTTCAAAGAAGCGTTGGAAATTACGGAAAAGCATTTGGAAAAGTTTCCGGTGTTTTAAGTAGATTTGGTTTAGCGGTTGGCGGTTTGGCTATTGTTAGAAATATTGGAAATATTTTTATGGGGTTTGAACAACAATCCGCAAATTTAGCTTCAGTACTTGGTAAAACCTCTGAACAAATAACCGCATTAACAAAAGATGCAAAAAGACTTGGTTCTATAACCTCATTTACTGCGCAAGATGTTCTCAAACTTCAAACTGAATTTGCGAAACTTGGACTCAATGAAACGCAAATTTTAAACGCTACTGAAGCAACTTTATCACTTGCGGCGGCTACCGGAACAGAATTGAGTGAAGCGGCAGCGGTTGCCGGTGCTACACTTGGCGGTTTTGGTTTGGGTGCTTCAGAAACTCAAAGAGTTGTTGATGTTATGGCGAAATCATTTTCAACTTCTGCACTTGATATGGAGAAATTTAAGGAATCAATGAAAACCGCAGCACCGGCGGCAAGGGCCGTTGGAATTTCAGTTGAAGAAACAACCGCATTATTAGGAACTTTGGCAAGTGCCGGAATATCCGGAAGTAAAGCCGGAAACAATTTAAAAACTTCTTTAATTAACTTAAATAAAGCCGGGTTAACTTTAGAAGAAGGATTGGAAAAAGTTGCAAATAGTGAAAATAAACTTGGTGCGGCTACTGAATTAGTTGGTAAAAATGCGGCGGCAAGTTTCTTGGTATTAGCTGAAGGTAGAAAGACAACGGATGAATTAACTGAAGGGTTAAACAATGCCGGTGGTGCTGCTGAAAGAATGGCAAAAACGCAACTTGATACACTTTCCGGGCAAACAAAATTATTATCTTCAGCGTGGGAAGGTTTTATATTGTCTTTAGAAGATGGCGGCGGTGTTCTTGGCGGTGTAATGGGTAATGCAATTAGGTTTGTTACTGAATTACTTGGTTTAATGACAGACACAAAAGATTCGGTTGCTGATGTTGTTGCCGAACAAATGAAGTTTAATATTGAGTTTAACGAATCAATACAAGCGGTAAATGATGCCAATATTCCTTTAGATGCGCGTAAAGTTATTATTGATGATATAAATGAAAAATACGGTGAATATTTACCTTCTTTAATTACTGAAAAAACAACACTTGAAGAAATAACAGAAATACAAAAACAGTTTAATATTCAAGCAAAAGAAAGATTATTATTAGCGTCTAAACAAGCACTTTTGAATAAAGCCGCAAAAGACCAGGAAAGAATATTAAATCAAATTGTTGCATTAAGGACCGGAGTTTTTGAAGGTTTAACACTTGGCGAAGAACAAGTTATAAAGTCAATTAGGGCTTATGGTGCTGAAGAAGAACAAATTGAAAAATTAACAAAAGTTTACGCCGGTTATACTGACATCATAGCTAAATATACAGATACAACCGAAGAAGCGGTAATTGAAACCGAAGAACTAACAGAAGCGAATGAAGAAAGTGCGGATTCAACAAATAAAACTACAAAAGCGGTTGCAAAACAACTAACCGGTTTAGCAAAATTAAAAAAAGAACTTTCAGATGTAAGAAAATTAAGGTCTGATGAATTGATTGCAAATGGCGAAACTTTTTTATTCCAAAGATACACCGACCAAACAAAAGAATTAACAACACAAATCGAACTTTTGGAAGCGCGATTAAAACTAAGCGAAGAAGGATTTGAAAAAGCTAAAAAAAGAGATATTCAAGAAGGCCAAACAAGAGAAAAGGCAACGGAAGAAGCAATGAAAGATTTGAAAAATTTGTCTAATGTTCAAGTTGAAAGTGCTGAAGAAGTTGCGGAAAATGATAAAAAATATTACCAAGAAAGACTAACTGCTTTAAAACAATTTTCACAAAAAGCAATTCAAATTGCAAACGCGAAAACAGACAAAGAAATTGAAAACACAAACAAAGAAATTGAAGCGAGTAAAACACGGCAATCCGAACTTCAACAACTTGCGGCGCAAGGTAATTTAACGGCTGAACAATCGGTTAGTGCTGAAATTAAACGTGAATTAGAGTTGGAAAGACAAAAAGAAGCGTTGGAAAAGAAGAAAGCGAGAAGGCAAATAATCATTGAAGGATTGGACTTGTTAAGTTCAAAAATTGATGGTGGTGAAAAAGATGCCGTTACTTCAACTCTAAATGATATGACGAGATTATTAGGTGCATTGGCGGCCCTTCCTGGCTTCATTGATGGAACAGAAACAACCGTTGGCGAAGCACTTGGAAAACCACAATTAAACACCGGTCAAGATGATTATATTATTCGTGTTGATGGGAAGGAAAAAATATTAAATCCGGCAATGTCAGCAAGAACCGGAAATATGACAACCGAAGAAATCACACGCGCGGCTGAAATGTATTCAAGCGGAATGTTTGACCAAAACGTTTTAATTCATCCACAAGTTGCGGCATTAAATCAACCTTTCCAAAATAGCAACGAGATATTAAAGAAATTTGATAGTTTAGAAAGCACAATCAGAAACAAACCGATTCTTTCGGATTTAAAATTTGATGATTTACAAAAAGCTTTGGTTGTAACGGTTGAACAAAACGGTGATTTGAAACGCGCACACTATAAACTAAAATAGAATGGCTATTGAATTAATATTGAACGGTGATAATTCTTCTGAAATTAAAGAACTTCACGATCTTGAAATTCTTGCAAGTGTTGAAGAAGGAAATGTAAACGCAAGAATAACAACCGAACAAATCACTTTAGTAAATGATTACGCTAAACTAGTTCGTGATTATATTTCCGGCGGTGCAAATGGAACAACGGAAGGTATTTTTGAAGGTTTACCGCTACAAATACAAGAAAACGGTGTAAATGTATTTGATGGTTATTTGGACTTCTTAAATGACTTTGAAATTGTTAATCCTACAACGGTTAAAAGTAGAATAAAAAAACACGATGGAAACAATAATTTCAAGGACCGCGCAAACGGTTTAACATTCGGTTATTTAGATGAAATTGATTTAATTGATCAAAATGATTATTTGCCTATTCCGTACATAATAGAAAAAGAATTTAATTTTGTCGAATTTGGTTTTATTACTTTTCAGATTTACGCTATTTCAAGAGATTTGCAGAATCAGATTAGAATTGTAGCACAACAAGCTGCAAATATTGCCGCTTTAGTTGCTTCCGGAACCGCTTCCGGCGGTGCTTTGGCTTTGGCTATTTCACAAGCTGCATTAACCGCAACTTTTGCAACGGCTTTAGTTATAATATTAATTAATTTAATTGTTGATTTAGTTAAATATATTTTCTCGCCGATTAAATATCATCAAGGAATTAAGGTTAAAAAATTAGTTGAAATTGGTTGTACTTATTTAGGTTATTCTTATAACTCAACAATTAACGATTTAGATAGCATTGTTATTATTCCAACAAAAACCGGAATTGATAAAAATGTTCAAGAAAATAAATTAATTAATGGTATTCCAATATATCAACCCGGTGTTGGCTATCCATCCGCTTCAGATTTTGGATATACACTTGGCGAAATTTTTGAATTAATTAATAAACTTTTTTACGCTGAATTTACTATTCAAAATGGAGTTGTTCAGCAACACGTTATTGATTCAACTTATTGGCTTCAAAATAGTACTTATGTTTTGCCGGATATATTACAAGAATCAATTGTGACAAATGCAAATGAATTAATTTCTGATAAACTAATTACTTTTAAAGCGGATGCAAAAGATGTGAACAGTTTTGAAAATTTTCTTGGCCATACATACGAAATAAGAACACGCGCCGTATCAGTTGCCGATCAAAGAAACGTTTTATTAAATGGATTTAGTAGGATTGATATTCCTTATGATTTACCAAACAGAAAAAACACTTTAAACAATTTTGAAAAATTGGCTTTCACACTTTTGGATAAAATTGATAATATAACAAATGTTTTCATCAATATGGCTTTAGATGCCGGAGGCCAACCGCCTTCTTCACCTTCAAATTTAACCGGTTTTATAACTGATAGAATCGGTTGCAATATGATGGAAACAGATTATTTGTTTGTACCGAAAATTATGAAATTATCCGGCGTTAGATTAATTCCAAATCAAAGGGATTTTTGGTCTGCAAAATATTTATATGATAATTATCACAACAAAGGTTCTTTTGTTTTAAACAATTACGGAAATCAATATTACATTTATAAAGGTGTTCGCGTTCCTTTCGGTTTTGAACAATTTAATCAATTAACACAAAATTCGTATTTTTACAATCAGAACGGTGATTTATGCAAATTGGAACAAATTTCCTGGAATGTTAGTCAAGATTTTGCTTTGATTGATTATAGAGTTAAAAAGAAATACACAACTAACTTAGTTGAAGAATACATTGAAGAAGCCTAAAACGATGAAAGAAGAAGAAATTTTAAAAGACTTTGAAAAAACAACAAGTGAAATGCTTGATAGTTTACAAACTTTTTTGCCGGGAATCAATAAGTTGAAAAACTTAATGGATAGTAAATTGACCGAAACGCAAAAAGAAGTGATTGATGAATTTTCACGAAAAGCTGAAGGATTAGAAATTTCAAAGCTAACAGAATTGAAAGAAGAATATTTAAAAAAAATAAATAATGGCGTTTAGATTAGTTAGCACAGAATTTTTTAATCAATATAATAACGGTGAAGCGTTGGATCAAAACTTAACCGATTTCACAACCAACTTGGTTGGTAATGTTACGGATAAAATAAGAACGCGCCAAACAATTGCCGTTTCTTGGACTTCACAAAGTAATTCAACAAATACTTTTGATGTTGCCGGAAATACATTAAATCAATTGGCTGGAAGTTTTATCGGTGCTGGATTTGTTGTTGGCGATATTATTTCACTTTATGATAATGTAGGAACGGCCTTTGTATTTACTGATAGAACTATTACTTCAATAAGCGCAACGCAAATTGTTTTCGATGGTGCTTCAGTTTCAACGGTAAGTTATCCGGATGCGAAACTTTACGGAAAAACACCGCTTGAAAGTTTACGATTTAGATTTGGATTAATTGAGAATAACGAAGCAACAAATTATATTTCAAAAATTGATGGAACGGCTGAAAATTCTTTTTCGGCTGATGGTATTGGATTTGACACCGGCGGAGGTGTTCGTTCATTAACTCCGGTAACGTTAACACCTTCAACCGGCGTTAATTCCTGGAAAGAAGATTTTGGAAGTGCAACGGTTGCTTTTTTATCAACCGGAACACAAGCGCAAGATTATGAGCAAATATTCGAAATAAATCATTATTTTACAATTTTACCTTTCTATCTTGATGGTGATTTAACCAATTTACAAAACCTTTTATTAACAAGCGGAACGCAACCGGCATTATTTACATCAACAAATTCTTTGAAATATGTTTTTGATGCACAATTAAACACAACTTTATCGAATCCAAATGGCACTAAATCTGCTTCAGTTGATTCAAATCTTGGAAGTGTTGGTTGGTTCAATGAGAATTTAAATGGTGGTAATAATCTTTATGCGGTTAGGGATTTAGTTTATACAAATGTTGATACCGCGCAAGTTGTTAACAGAATTGATTCACAACAAAAAACAAATGTTGCTTTCAATATTACAAACGCTTTTAATCCATTTACAGTTAATACAAATGTTTCGGTTGGAATTGCAATCCTTCCAAACGCTTCAGATTATCAACAAAACACGAACACAATTAATGAAAATTTTGTTCTTGATACTGATTTTACAACCGTAGGATTAGCACCAATTGCAAGTTCAATCATTTCAAACTATTCGGCAACACTTGTTGCAGCGGATGAAATTTCTGTTCAATTTGATGTTGATTATTTAACGGCAATAGAGCCAACACTTGAAAATAAAAATTATGTTATTTGGGCCACAACTTGCGATGAAACCGCAATCGCCGGAAATACAGACCGCGTTTCCTTAAAGGTTGATACGCAACTATATGATTTTAATCCGGACGTTGAAGATTTAATTTTCATTGATACAATTAATCATTTTCCGCATAACATAAACGATACGGTTTTAGCTGATGGATTTGATGATTACAAAGGTTGGATTGAAGATGGCTTCGAAATTGTTGTTCCTTTTCAATTAAACAATGATTTATCGGCCGGTTTATCAAGTTTATCGGTTCATTTATCCGCCTGGAATCCTTCAACTGATGATAGATTTGATCTGCAAAATTATAATTATAGTTTATCCGGTGGTGTTTTAATAAATCCGGCCGGTTTAAATCAATATAAATCATACAATATAAACACTACACGCGGTTTTAATTTGGTAAATGGAAGCCAATTCAACAACGCGGTTTTAACAACACAAGGACCAGGATTGCGCGGAGCAATTAACGTTATTAACTATGAGTTAAAACTTGGAATAAAAGCGAATTTTGAAGAATGGATTTCGTTACCCGGTGCAAATACTGTTTTTTATAATGCGAATGAACCGAATAATGGTTTAAATTTAAAAGCAAGTAATTACAGTTTAAAAAATGGTTATGAATTAGTTGTTTTTATTGATGCGGTTGCGGCGGTTGTTGTTCAAAATCCTCCAACATTTATTCCAACAAATGTTTTTACTAATTATCAATTTCTTTCGCAACCACACGCTTATTATGATTATAATTTAGATGCGAATGTTACACCGGATTATTCCGTTGAAATAATTACACTTGATGAAAATGGTGCGAATACTTCCGGAATTGTTGAAACTTCGATTAATACAACGGTAAAAGCAACATTCACGCCCACAAGCGGAACAACAAATTTCATTAATCCTTACGGCATAATAAGACTAAATCAATTCGGCGGTAATATTCAAACGATTTTTGAACTTTCTTCGATTCGTGAAAGCATTGTTTCAAATCCTTTAATTCCGTTAAGCGGTGAAAATTACACGAAAGTAACCGATAACGGTTCAACGGTTGTATTAGAATGTTTAATTGATGGTTCACTTTTGGATGCTTCTTTGAATTATGATATTTCTGCAACATTGCGAGATGATACAAGCGAAATCGGAATAGCAACCGAACTTGGAACATTGATTGAAACCGAATTAAACGATATAATAATAATTGAGTAAATTTGTAATAATATGAGTATTAAATATAGTGGAATATTAGCAACGGATGAAGTAACTTCAGCCGGTGATGATGATATAATAGTTTTGGCAATTGTTGATGGTACTTCAGCAACCGGCTACACGACAAAAGCAATTAAGAAAAGTAATTTAATAGTTGAGCCGTTAAAAGCTTTTCACACGTTAACAGAATTTGGTCCGGCGTTACGCTACCAATGGGATTATGATTTAGGTTATAACGCACAAATCACAATGACTTCAGATAGGTTGATGGATGAACCAACGAATGTTGAAGATGGTGATTATGGCACTTTAGTAATAACACAAGATTCAACCGGTGGTTGGACTTTAGGCCTTCCGGCTTCATTTAAAGTTGTTAACGGTGGCGGTGGCGCAATAACACTTTCAACCGCTCCAAATTCAGTTGATTCTATTTCCTGGGTAAAAAAGGGAAGTGATTTTCTTGTAACTTTAGGTTTAAATTTTAGTTAATGAACGGGCCAATTATAGCATATCGCGGAAATATGGGTGTTCAAACAACACCGGCATTTACAAATACTTATAGCCTACTTTTTGACGGAATAGGTGATAGAGTTCAATTAGCTTCTGATTTTGTTGCAAGTGGCGAATTTACTATTTCGTTTTGGATGAAGCCAACGAGTTTTTCGGGTAATGGCAATATATTTCCTATTGGTACTTTTCCCGTTAATGCTAATTGGATTCGATTAACTTCCGCCGGTGTTTTATGGTTTAGAATTGGCGCGCAAACTCTTATTTATAGTGAAACCGTTTACGGTGGTGGTGCTAATGATATGGTTTTAAACACTTGGCAACATATAGCTTTTATTAGAGATAGTTCAAATAACATAAAATGTTATAGAAATGGTGCTGATTTTGGTTACAACGCTTCTGCCGCTACAAATAGCAACACATTAACTTATAATTCATTCGGTAGAATAATTACCAATGCTTTTGGGTTTTCGGGCGGTTTAGATGAAATTTCATTTTTTGATACTGACCAAACAAGCAATTTAGCAACTATATACAATAGCGGTACGCCTAATGACTTATCTAGTCTTAGTCCGTTAAATTGGTATAGGTGCGGCGAAAACGGTGCTTACAAGTCACCACAATGGCTTATACCTAATAATGAGAACTTTATAGCAAATAAATTAAGTAATTATAGTTTTCAGTTTGACGGAATAGATGACTATATTAGTGTAACTGCAAATCCTTTAACCGATTTTACTGTTAGTTTTTGGGTAAAACCAAATTCAGCAGGTGCAAGTTATGAAGGTATTTTAGGGCAAGGAACTACATCGGCACAAGGTGGCATTTTGCGTTATGTAGCTTGGAATAGTTCTTCGGTAAGCGGTACTATTTCCCTATTTTTAGGTTCTTGGACTAACATTAGCGGAACTGTAACAAATGGTGTTTGGACTAATATTGTTTTGACTTACGATAGCACTTTAGATGAGTTAAAGAGTTATAACAATGGTTCTCTTTATACAACTATTTCTTCTCCTAACTTTAGCGCACAAACAACTAACGCACATTCATTTGAAAGGATAGGATTAAGAAATGGAGTTAATAGTTCAGCGTTTGGCGGAAGTATAGATGAGGTAGCACTTTGGGATAGTGCCTTGACAGATATTTCAAGCATTTACAACGGTGGAGAACCAACTACAATAAGCGGAGCAATTGCACATTGGAAAATGGGTGATGAAGCTACTTTTAGCGGTGGTGTGTGGACAATTCCCGACCAAGTTGGAAGTAATAACGGAACATCTAACGCTATGACAATAGAAGATAGGATTGGAGATGCACCAAAATCTGAAAATAATGCTTTATCTTACAATATGGATTTAATAGACCGACAAACAGATACACCTCCAACATAAAAAATAATAAAAATGAATAATAAAATTTACGCAATAATTAAACTTGCAGACATTGAATTAATTGATTTTAGTCAAGTTTCTCAAAGTTCAGCATCCACAGTTAGAAAGAGTTTAGATGATACGCAATTTGTTATTAAATGGCAAGAAGGTTACGAGCCTACTTTTATTGCAGATAGTTCTGTTGTTCCTTTAGAAGTTTTAAGTCACGCTGAGTGCTTAGAGTTAATGTCAACAAGTGAATGGAGTGAACCGATTGAAACAAAAGAAGAAGCAAAAAAATAACTATGTCAATTATTCAAAGAGTTCCAGGAACAAGATTGATGCCCTTAAACGGTATGTCAAGCCAATTGATTGCACAAACTTTAGATTTGGAAGCAACAACCGTTCCGACAACTTTAGTATCTGAATGCGTTGGTGCGCTTCCGGTGTTCGGTGATTTATTTTCTGATGATTTACAAAATAATGATTTTACTTCATTCTTAGCTTATCAACGACCGGGAACAACTGTTTCATTTAAGTTATTTGATGGAAATTGTAATTTTATAGCTAATTTAAATACTTCAGACTATGGTTTATATTATCCAATAAATTACTTTGGTAGTGGATTCACATTTTTCCAAAATAATTATTTAGGATATAAGCTTGAATGGCAAAAAGTTTTAAATCTTCACGGTCCCGGAACGTATAAAATTCAAATAAAAACACTTTCAAATTTTATTCCGGCCGCTTTTGAACCAATTGAAGAATGTTCTTGCTTCTTTGAACTTTTGCAATATTCAAATTCATTTGCTGATGAAACGGTAAGAATTGAAACAACACAAAATGGTTATATTATCGGTGAAGGATTAGATTATACAAATATTAATTGGAAAGAACAAATCCGGATTCCTGGTTTCTTTGGAAATAAACAACGAAGATTAGAACAAGATAATTATTTGGATAAAAACAGACGAACAACACAAATACAAGATTCTTTGATTCACGAATTTACTTTAGAACCTTATTTTTGGCCCGATTGTTTACGTGATCAAATTGATTCAATTTTACTTGCAAATGAAATACTTGTTTCTGATTATAATCGTGATAATACGGATAATCTCAAGAATATATCGGTTATTCCAACGACTATCGAAACTGAATATTTTGGAAAATCTAACAAAGCGGCTGACGAAATAAAATTCGAAGAAAGAAGGAAAAACAGAGTTAAACGAAATGTGAAGTAATGGAAACATTGGAAGGTTGCATTTTAAGTTATGCTAAAGAATTTGTTGGCCAAGAAGAAATTCCTGGAAACAAAGGTTTTAAAGATAAAAATTTTGATGCTTTAATTAGACATTTTACAAGTTTTCAAAACGGTCACGCTTGGTGTGTTTATTTTTGTTGGTTGTGTTGGCAATTAAGTTACACTGATTTTGCTGAAAGCTTTGAAATTGCAAAGGCTGAATTTTCCGGTGGTGCGGTGCGTACCTTTCGACATTTCCGAGAAATCGGTTGGACTTCAAAAGAACCACAAATTGGTTCAATTGCTATTTGGCAAAAATACAGAAATGGAAGCGCAACGGCATACGGTCACGCGGCAATTGTTGAATATTGGGATGAAAAATATATCTTTACAGTTGATGGAAACACAAATGACAAAGGCGGTCGCGAAGGTTACATTGTCGCAGATGGTAAAAAAAGAAGTATTGATTTTAAACCAAGAAAAAACGGCTTAGTATTAAAAGGATTTATTCACCCAAAAATTTAAAAAAATGGAAAGATTATTCAAAACCGGAATTGTTACGACAATGTTAGGATTAACAATTTTATGCGTTGCAATTGCTTTGTATATCAGCAAAAATCATACAGAAACAGAAGCCGGTGCCGTTGGTGCTTTGGCTTTATTATTATTAAGAAGTAAAGATTCATTAATTGGTTTAGGTCCAAAGAAATGAAAAAGCTTGATTTAATAGCTTTATTGTTACTCGGAATTATAGCTTTGTCGCTTATTTTAAGCCTATTTAAAAGCACTTCAACAACTATTGAAGGGTACACACAACAAGAAGTTAATTACTTGCTTGAAATCCAATCTTTGAAAAATGACAAAAAACTTTTAAATTATGAAATTGAAAGGTTTAAAGACAAAATTATTTCTGATAGCGCTTTTGTTCATAATGCTACTAACAACCAAATCGACAGTTTATTCACAGACTATTTTAAATGATAGTTTAAAGTGTTTCACCTATGAACAAGCCAGGCAAATAATAACCGATTTGCGACAATTGCCCATAAAAGATTCGATTATTCACCGCCTTAATTCAGTTGTGAAAATTGATTCTGCAATTATAAATAATCACGAAATTGTTATTGAAAAACAAGGCCGTGAATTAATTGATAAAAGGGCCAAGATTTTAAGATTAAAAAAAAACCGAAAACTTTTCTTTATATTTGGTGCAATCTTAGGAGTTAGCACACAACTCCTTTTTTAAGCAAATAAATGAAAAAACGGTTACGATTAACAGACGAAGAAGCGAAAATTTTAGGTTTAAAAATTCCTCAAACAAAGAAGCATAAAAATGCAAGATATACAATTACCGCCGAAGAATTGAAAGAAGTTTATGCTTTACGTGGTTACGATCCGGCGTTAATTGGTGAATGTATTGATAAAGGTATTTCACCGGAAAAAATCCGGCATTATTGGCACAAATCGGAACATTTTTCTTTAAATGTCCAAGAAGAAAAACAAGACCAAACGGTAAAAATTGGTGAAGTATTTGATGAAATTATTGAAAAGCATTTAAAAGACTTTACACCATTAAAGCGAACACAACCAACAAAAAAATCAAATAAAGCTTTAAAAGTAACTATTACCGATTCACACGTTGGAATGAATCCAAATCCGGCAAACAATTCACTTTTTCAATACGAATATAATTCAGAAATTTACAATCAATCAATTGCAAAAGTTTATAATTCTATTTTAAAAGAACACGCAACTTTCGGAACATTCGATTTATTGTTACTTGATGATTTAGGTGATTTGGCTGATGGTTGGAACGGTTACACTACGCGCGGCGGTCATACGTTACCGCAAAATATGAGTAACGCTGAAGTGTTTGAAGTTTGTGTTGATGCCTACGTGAATTTAATTCGTTCTTTAGTTGAAGCAAATGTTGCAAATAAAATTATTTTGCGTTGTGTTTGCAATGATAATCATTCCGGTGATTTTGCGCTTATCATTAATAAAGGTATTCAAAAGATTATCAATTTAATGTATTCAAAAGATATTGTTGAAGTTGATATTTTGGAAAGGTTTATTGAACACCGTACTTATGGCGATCATTGTTTCATTCTTACGCACGGTAAAGATAAAGAACAAATGAGAGGTGGTCTACCGATTGTTTTAAATGATAAAGCTATTCGATTAATTACGGATTATATTGAGCATTACGAAATCAATTCAAAATTTATTCACGTTGAAAAAGGTGATTTACATCAAATAGGCTATCAGCGAACAAAGAAATTTGATTATAGAAATTTTATGTCTTTCGCACCGCCTTCTTCCTGGATTCAGCACAACTTTGGTGATTCTTATTCCGGTTATTCGATCCAAGTAATACCAAAATTTAATAATGAAATTTCACATACTGACTACTTTATTAACTATGATAAAAGGAATTAAACAAAAATGTTTACATTTGTGAAATATGTTCTTCATATATTTGTTTTTAGTTTAGGATTTCGCGGTTAATAGCCGCGATTTCTGTTTTTATACAAAAAAACTTCAAAAAAACTTTCGTTCTAAAAGCCTTATAAACATTGACTTTTTAAAAATAATCTATATTTTTTTATATTTTATAGTAGGATATTAAATATAGTTTTCTATATTTGTTACCAACAAACAAACAAAAACAAATTATTATGAAAAATTTAACAGACGAACAAAAAATTAAAATTATTACAAATGAAGCTAATTATTGGACTTCAGTATTAAATGAATGTACTAAAGAAGATGTTTATTTTTTAGCTGAAAAAATGGAAATAAATACAATACATCCAACATCGAAACGAAAAGTAAACAAGAATGATTTAATATCACTTATCAAATACAACAAGGCTGCTGAAATGCGAGATTTTTTAAGAAATAAATAAAAAACAAAGGGGGTGAAATTCCCCCATTTATAAACAACTAAAAACAAACAAAGTGAAAAACGAAACAATCACCGCAAAAGCAAATAAAAGCAAAAGAACTTTCACAATTCGTAAATATATTGATGGAAAACTATTCGCAAAATATAGAACATTTGAAATGTCAGATGATGATTTTTTTGCTGAAGAAATGAACACAGAAAATGATTGGAAAGCCTTTTTGAAATCTGATTATTATTTTGAGGTATGAAAGAACTTCAAAAACTATTAAAGCAAGTTGAACAATTTAAAAAACTTGGTTACGAACCGCACTATTATCAATGGCACACAAAACGAATTTTTGAACTTAAAAACAAATTAAAATGAAAGAAACATTAAAAGAACTATTAAGAGAAAAACCAAATTCAATTGGTTGCATTTTTGTAAAAGGTAAAACAATTTTATATCTTCAATACTCAGCTAAGAACTGGCACTACAAACTACATTTTTTAAACGATGATTTGCTTGAAATTGAAATGATTTGTGATGATGTTGGTGATACGGTTATGTTTGGCGAATCAATCGGAACAGACCGCGACATTTTAAACGAAATTAGTTTCGAAATTCATCCTTCAATTATTGAACATAAATCGCAAATGGTATGAAAAACAAAAAAGCACTTTTATCTTTTTGGGATAATTTCAACACCGAACTTTACTACAAATATTTAAAACTAAAAACAACTAAAAATGAAAACAATTAACGACTTAAAAAAAACAATAACAGAATCAAATGTTATTGATTACACAATTGAACAAGGAATCACTTTTAAAAATACTTTTACAATTCAGCTAACAACAAAAGAAGTTTTTTCAATGCCGGTTGGATATAATGTAACATCTTTTTCATTTTCAGCATTACCGGATTCAAAAGCAATTATTTCATTCACCGTAAATTTTTAATTATGAAAGTAGGAAATAAAATTAAACAACTAAAGAAAGAACACAAGGTGACACGCAAAGAAATTGCAAAAGCTACTAAAATTGATGTTCTAACAATCAAAGCAATTGAAGAAAACAATAATGGCAATCTTTCCAGGATCAAAAAAATATTTTTATTCTTTGGATATGATGCCGAAATTGTACTAAAGAAAAAATAAAAACTAATAATTGCATTTTTTAGATATAATTTTATATATTTGCAATGAACTTAAAAACAAATCAAATGAAAACTATTTATCAAAAATTAGCACAAGCAAAATCAGAAATCGGTGCAATTTCTAAGGATTCAAAAAATCCATTTTACAAATCAAAGTATTTCGATATTAACCAACTATTACAACACGTTGAACCGGTGCTGGAAAAATACGGCTTAATGATTATGCAACCAATTATTGAAGGAAAAGTTGTTTCACTTATTATTGATGTTGAAACCGGCAAAGATTGCCGAAGCGAAATTCAATTAACTGACGAACGCGATCCACAAAAAATAGGTTCACAAATATCTTACTTCAGAAGATACACGCTTTCTTCATTGTTATCTTTACAAGCTGAAGATGATGATGCAAACAAAGCTATTCCACAAACACAAACAAAAAAGAAATTCACTAAATCTGATGCGGATGGTGAATTTTTAAAAGGTACTCCGGCGGAAGAATTATCCAAAAAGTACATTATAACAACTGAACAAATTAACAAATATAAATTACTAACTAAAAACAAATAAAAATGAAAACATCACTTTATCAAATCGAAACAGAACACCTTGCATTGATGCAACAAATTGAAAATGCTGAAGGTGAAATTACTGAAGAAATTGCGGAGCAACTTGAAATTAACGAATCACAATTGCAAAGCAAATCAATTGCATATTTATCAGTAATAAAATCAAAAGAATCTTTTAATTCGCAAATTGACGAAGAAATTAAGCGATTACAAGCAATGAAAAAGCGAAACAATAACCTTGTAACAAACTTAAAAAATCGTTTGCTAGATGCCGTTAAATTGTTCGGTGAGTTTGAAAGCGGATTATCCAAATTTGGAACGCGAAAAAGTTCTTCAGTTGAGGTTGAAAATGTAAATGCTTTACCGAAGGAATTTAAAGTTATTAAAGTAACCGAACAAGCTGATAAATCAGCATTGAAGAAAGCGATCAAAGAAGGCCAGGAAATAGAAGGCGTTTCAATAGTTGAAAAACTAAATCTTAAAATAAATTAAAAAAAGCGTACAATATAAATAAATAAAACAACAATTCAAAGAGTGTTAAACAAGCAAAAAGTAAAATTATGAGTTTAGAAATTAAAGGAACAATCAAAACAATAGGTGAAACTATTGAAGGCGGTAAAGGTGAAAAAACTTGGCAAAAAATGTTTTATACCATTGACACCGGTGAGCAATACGACAATATTATTTCATTTGAAATATTTAGTCAAGACAAGATTGAACAGTTCCGAAAATGGAATGTTATTGGCGATAAAGTAACCGTTCATTTTAACATTAAGTGCCGGGAATGGGAAGGTAAATACTTCACCAATCTTTCATCTTGGCGATGTGTTAAAGATGTTGCAGAAACAACGGAAGCACCGCAACCAATTGAAGAAGGTGCTGATGATTTGCCATTTTGAATTAATCAATTAAAAAAAATAGGATTTAAACCAATAAAAACAAAAACAAATGAAAACAAAAAGAAGAATACAAGACAAAACAATCGACAAAGCGTTTAATTATTTGCAAGAATTACACCACGTTTTGACCATAACCGATTCAGTTAATTTAACAAAGCTTTCAACGGTTCACAAAGTTTCCAAAACTTACGGAACATTATTGTTAAGAAACAATTTGTTAGTTAGAACAAAAAACGGTGCTTTGCGTTGGGCAACAATTGATCCAAGCCGAGAAATGGCAATTGAACTTGTAAGAAGGGCAAATGAATATCAATATAATTCTTTTGCTAAAAAAGAAAAGAACAAAGAACAAGTTGCAATTGATTTCACAAAAAAACAAATATCGAAAACAGTTGTTCCAGGAAAAGAAAAACAAACAAAAAAAACATTCAATTTATTTTGGGGGTTATTAAAATTCGATTATTAAAAACCAATAGAAGGGAGTTAAACACTCCTTTCTTTTTAAAACTAAAAACAATGTATCAAGCACACTATTTAACAGAAATCGGAATAAAAAAATATAAAGCAACTATTTCAACAAATCATTTGCTGGAGATCAGAAGAAATAAACCAACACCGCAAAAATGTGAAAATTTGATTCGATTAGTATTTAATTATTTTGATATACCAACGGAAATGATGAAATCCAAATCTAGGAAAAGGGAAATTATTTTTGCAAGACAATTTGCAAGTTATTTTTTAAAACAAGAATTTAATAATTTAAGCCTTCAAAAAATAGCTGATTATTTCGGTCAACATCATTCTTCCATAGTTCATTCAATAAAACAAATAAACAATTTGATTGAATACGATTTGGAAAGTAAAGAACATCACAAAAATATTATGCAAAAAGTAATTGAAATGTATAAATAAATTTGTATTTTTGTAAAAGTTGCGGTCTAACAATATAGCAACAAAAAGAATTATTGGAAGCCTATAATGATAAAAGAAGTTAGACCCTTTTTGATTTATGGGCTTTTTTATGAATTAAATTTTATTGGTTTTTTAAAAACCTTTATTTATTATGGCATACTCATTAACATTTTATTGTAATAGTGGTGATGGAACTACCTTACAAACTGAAAAAAATCCGGCTGATGAAATTTGGATCAGCATAAAATATCCAGGTGATGAATCCGGCTCGGCAATAGTTTTAGATAAATCAACCGCAATTAAATTTGCAAAGACAATAAGAACGGAAATAAACAAAATTCAAGAAGGGGGTCGTGATGAATGGATATGAACTTTCACGCGCTTGGTTTAATTTCTGTTTTGACAATCCGGAAAAAATAAAACCTTCACATTCTGCAATTTACTTTTTTGCAATCGAACATTGCAACCGTTTAGGCTGGAAAGAAAAATTTGGTTTTCCTTCTCAAATGGTTATGGAAGCAATTGGAATAAAAAATTGGCGAACCTATTCAAAAGCTTTAAATGATATTGTTGAATTTGGTTTTATTGAAATGATTGAAACAAGCAAAAATCAATATTCATCTAATATAATTGCTATTGTAAAAAATACCAAAGCACCTACCAAAGCATTAGACAAAGCATTGTCGAAGCACATACAAAAGCAAGGTACAAAGCAAGGTCAAAGCATTGTTAGTATAGATAAACAATTAAACAAAGAACAAGTAACAAATAACAAAGGGAAAAATTCTTTTTCCGAAAAGAAAGAAAAGTTTCTAAATTGGTTTAATCTTAAAAAAGAAAAACACACCGGTAAAATTGGAAGGTTTAAAATACTAACTTCAACCGATGATAAAAATTTAAAAAAGTTATACAAAGATTATGGTGCTGAAGAATTTGAAATTGCAATTAAAAATTTGTACAAATCAAAATGGGCCATTGAAAATAATATGCTTACACCAAGCCATTATTTAAGAATTGAAAATTTTAATAAATATCTGAATCAAGGCGATACGGTTAAACGCTTAAATACTTTTGATTAATGAAAAAAGGATTCAAAATAACAAAAGCGTTTGAAATTACTGAAGCATTAATTGAATATCGCGATAACTACAATGAAAAAGGAAAGTATTTAGGTTTTGAGAATTTAAACGAACTTTATACAATGCAATTAGGAACGTGTACAGATTGGACCGGATTTCCAAGAAGCGGAAAAACGCAAGTATTAATGGAATTGCTTTTAAATACTTCACTTTATTACTCGTGGAAACATTTAATATATTTTCCGGATGTTGGAAATACAACCGAAATAATTGCTGATTTGCTACATAAAAAAACCGCGAAATGTTTTAATCCAAAATATAAAAATGTTATTTCGGATCAAGAAATATATCGACAAACTGAATGGTTATTGGAACACTTTAAAGTTTTAACAAAATCGGATGTAAAAGCAAAATTAACTCCTTTCGAATTTTACGATTTGGCGGCAAGTATGAAGGACGAAATACAAACGGCTTCGATTGATTCCTGGAAAGATATGAGCCACCCATACAATGAATTTGGCGGTTATGCAATGTATTTAGAAGCGGTGTTGCCTTATAGAAACCAAACGGCCGAAGATAACAACCTTCATATTCACACCGTAATTCATCCAAAGCTAACCGAAAAAGAAAACGGTAAAAGGAAAGCACCAACACCATACGATTTGAAAGGCGGTTCAGAATGGTTTAACTCCGGTAAATGTATGATAACAGTTCATAGAGAAAGCACCGAAACAACGAATGCAGATATTTCAGTGCATAAGGTTAAACCGAGAAGTTGCGGAAATGTTGGTTTTACTTCACTTCAATTTGATGTTGAAAAATTGGTATATTTCACCACCGAACAAACACAAAACGGCAATGTGAAAAGATACGCAACCGAAAAAAGTAAACCAGCAAAGGTTGAGCCTATAAAAGAACCAACACCATTAACACCAAACAAAGATTTTGATATAAATAACAGAATTGAACCACAAGGAAAAGTTGAAAATTGGGAAGAACCCGGTTTGGATTTGTGGCAATAAAAAAACAAATAAATGAAAGTAACAGATAAAATAACAATAACAAATGAGGACAATATGGAGCTAATGGCTCGTTATCCTGATAACTATTTTGATTTGGCTATTGTAGACCCTCCTTATGGGATTGATATTGCTAAATGGGATGAAATAGATATGCGACCAAGTCCAGAATATTTTAAAGAATTGTTTAGAGTTAGCAAAAATCAAATTATTTGGGGTGCGAATTATTTTAATCTACCACATAACGAGGCTTGGATTTGTTGGGATAAAACGTATAAGTACAATCAAAAACTTCAAGTTGCTGAATTTGAATTGGCTTGGAGTTCTTTTAAACACAAATCTAAATTTATAAGGTTTACTTATTGCGGTAATTTTTATGGTTGGAAAAAGCCAAGAGCAAATTATAAAAAACCTAAAAACATACACATTACACAAAAGCCAATTGAAATATACGAATGGCTTTTAATGAATTACGCAAAAGAAGGTGATAAAATACTAGACACTCACTTAGGAAGTGGAAGCATTGCAATAGCTTCGCACAATTTAGGTTTTGAATTAACAGCTTGTGAATTAGACAAAGAATATTTTGATAACTCAATAAAAAGAATTAACAATCACGTTTCACAACTAAGAATTTTTTAAATTATGAACGAAAAAACAACAATAGAATTACTAAACGAAAAATTTAAAACGAATTTAATTTTATCAAAAAATAAATTTTGTGA